AAAGAGCCAAAGGAGTTTCTCAACGGCGAGTTGATGAGGTAACACAACCGTCTTCTTCAGAGGGTGATCTTGATGTTGGTAGCGTTTATGCAGGAGAAAACATTTATCGTCAAATGGGACGCAACGTAGACGAAACTCTTGTTGCTACTCTTCCTATGACTGCTAAAAACACAAGGCTAACAGATTCAGAGTGGAACGAGGCCAACGTCCGTAGAGAAATTTTTGAGCCGCTTGATGTAGTGCCTATTGAAGTTCAGGATAGAGCCCTTAATCACGTTAGGGTTGTTCACGGTGCAGGAGATAACACAAACATTGTAGTACGTGAGCCACAAACTCAAGGATTTACGAAAGAGGGTAAAGGAGCGTCGGGCAGAGGACCAGCGGCTATAAGGACATTAACCTCTAAAAACACTGTTAACGCTTACGCAAAAAGCTTAGGAAAAACTATTGATAATCTTTCTGCTAGTGACATAACTGAAATCGCAAAAGCCAGTTTTATTATAAATAATCCAAGATTAGTACGTCAGTTAGAAAAACAATTTCCCGGAGTAGGCCAACAGAAAATAGTTGAAAGGTATCTTAAAGGAAAAGAACGACAAAAAGCAGGTAAAAAGTTTGCATCCAATTCCGCTGAGAAAAAACTTATTGACTTTTTGGATAACTCGTTTGAAGAGTTTGGAGGCACAGTAAGACAAGATGGAGATTTTATCTATTTGTCTCAAGGATACCGTAGTGAGATGAAAGACTTGGGTGGCGTCAATCAATTTATTGCTATCGACACAAAAAACAAAGAGATATACACATTGATTTCTGATCGACACGATATGTTTGGTGTTGATCCTATTGGCGGTAAAGGGCTAATAACAATTGGCACAATGGAAAAGGTGCGTATAGGTGGTGGTTACGACCCTAAGATAAATACGATTAAGAAAGAACAGAGACAAAAAAGAGTTCAACAGCGTGAGCAAAAGGCTGTAGATAAAACAGAAAAGCTAACAGGAATAAAAAGAAACAAAAACGAGAGCGCCACAGAATATAGCAAGCGTGTCTTACGCGACTCTAAATTTACACCAGAAGCCAGAGATTACCTAGAGTCTCTGTACCGAGGGTCTTGGGCAATCACAGCAGCAACGGAGACGGACAATGAAAGACGATAAGCACACAGTAAGCTACACATCCATTGACTACCACAGTATGTGTCAGAAGTCAAAGGAGCGTGTAAAGAAAATGCAGGCTGAGGGAATACCTACGCCCCATGACCCGAAAGACAAGCCAGAGGACGCAGGTAAGCGTGAGGGCTACTCAGTCCTATTCTTTGGTTAATCTACTATCTCCTCCCGCAGTCTACGGGCCTGTAGTCTTACGGGCCTTAAGGCTGCTTCCTCTTCCTCGTAGTCCTCGTTGTTTATCAGGGACACATCGTACCTAAGTCTGTTGAGAGCGTAAGCAGTATCTGTTACGTCTCTGTACCCTGCTGGTGTTAGGCCAGTGTAAGAAAAGATTTCACTACAGAACAGATTAGAGTTAGTGTGGTAGTACCCTAGAAAACTATAAGACATAAGGTCGCCGTAAGACCCACATATGTCGTTCCACCCGTGACCAAACTCAGGCCATATGTAGCCTTTATCTGGATACGCTTGATTCTCTGGTCCGTGCGCTAGGCCTACTGAGTGCCCTATCTCGTGTAAGTCTGTAAACACAGAGCAACGAGACATGGACGACGGTGGTTGGCCTTCTGTAAACCACGTATTTACATAAGCAACCCCACAGGTATCAGGGTAAGACGTACCGTAGGCTAACACAACGTCCACAGGTAACTGATTAGCCTGACGCTCTACATCACGTAAGCTATGATAATGAGCTAGCCAAAGCTCCTTTAGCTCGTACCTGATGTGTACACCAGACCTTTCATATATCCTGTTGTATTCATCTACCCTCTTCTGCCACTTGTCCCATTCCTCTGGGTACTCACGCATGATTTCTATTGGCGTGTCTATGCCGTACTTTCTGTGCGAGGCGTACACCAGCACTCCTAGCTCCCAAGTGACTATAGTGTCATCGTCCTCCCCGTAGTAAATAAAGCCCTTGGACGGACCTCGGAACTCGTAACCCACGCAGTCAGCGTTAAACTCTCTGGCGCACCGTGGTTCCTCTTCCATGTGAAACTGTATTTCAGTCCTCCCTAAAGTAAAGACACCATCACCTGCGCGTCCATCGCCAAAGATGTGAACAGTATCTCTACCAACTCTAACAGCCTTGCCCATGGTAGTTGAATGATGCACCATCCCCCAAGGCTCGTTACGGCCCAACATATCTTTGTAGTCTACGTGGACTATTGCAGGACTAAACCTATCTCCAGCTTTCTTTTCCATTGACAGATTTAGATAGCTTCTAAAACCACACTTTGGTGATCTGACGTCTTTGGACGTATATCTGTTGCCCTCCTCGTCTTCGTAGATAAACCACTCTACCCCCGGATAATCTTTAGAGCACCCAGAGCGTATCAACGTATCAGAAAAAACGCTGGGTGCTACTAAGAGCAACCCAGCTACAACGTACGCAGTAAGCCTACAATTCACAGTTGTTCCCTGTGCAGGCCAGTTGTTGTGACCCCTCAGTCATATCGCTGGCCTCTTCTATATCCCACGATATTTCCTTTGGAAAGTCCTTAACTAACTGGTTGTACGTCTTTTTGTCCACAGGTTCATACGGTGCCTGCTGGTACGTGTGGTCTGAATAAGGCAGAAAAGAGATACCGCTGACCTTATCAAACTTGTTGTACAGCCACTGTCCCACCTCTAGAAACTCCTCATCACGATAGTAGCAGGTCATAGATGGCTTGTGCTCACACCAGTAGTCCTGATATATCTCCCAGAGATCCAACTGCTCCATAGCACCCATGTCTGAGGCTGTCACAGCGCCCTCAGGAGACGCGATAGGGAAGCTGAATACCCGTGTACTGGGGGACATTAGATCGTCCTCCACAGGGACACCAGCGGCCTCTAGGACGCTACAAAGTGGGTCACGAGCGTCTGCACGGACTCTGCGAATATATTGACTGCTGTAGCGAGGGTGAATCCCACTAGCAGAATCGACCAACTGACTAACAGTACCGCTAGGCTTGACCGCAGTAATAGCGACAGAAGGGTTAATGCCCAGTTTCTTAGCCCACTGCTCGTTGGTAACAATAGCTTCATTACGCATCTCCGTTAGCCACTTCTTGAGTTTAGCCTTATCTTCCCGTCCTGAGAGCACAGGGTGATCCATGATGCCCGTAAGCGATACACCTAGTAGTGCCTCTTCCTCTGTGTTGGTCTTCCACACGTTACGCAGGTAACGGAAGTCAGTCAGGGTAGCCTGTAGAGTTCCAAGGATAGCCGCAATGCGTACTTTTCGTTTGAGGCTTGCGAGTGTATCGTCCGACCTGATAACAACTTCTGATAGATTGCAGAATTGATAGGGCCGCAAGATGATTTCGCTACATGGATTAGTTCCAAAATCATAGGTAGCATCTCTTCGCTCGTTCTTTGCAGCTTGCTTTTGACTTGCCACTCTGCTAAAGACACCTCGTTCACCAGATCGTGATTCATACAAACTAGTCCATTCGTTTAGGAACGCTTCAAAGTCAGGCTTCTCTGTGTAACACGCAGAGTTATTCGCTAGACCACGCTGGGGCTCATCTACCCACCACTGTCCGTGCTTACATCGTCGGATGCGGTCATCTGTGAGGTTACTGAGGCTGATGAGGGCGCTTCGCCTGACTCCTCCGACAACGACGATTTGGGCAATCTTACAGCAAAGATCGTGGCATTCAATGGACGTAAGGCGGCGTCCAGCTGCTCCTTGAAAGAGCTCGACTGTGAACTTGAAAAGATCGACGAGAGGTTCAGGACCACTTGCACGACCTCCGAAAGTCTTGAGTGGGGCACCTGCAGGTCGTACTCTGCTAATGTCCCATTGGGGAACTTGACCTGAGTACAGCAGTGATACCAGCTCCCTAAACGATTTCGCCCATCCGACTTTCGAATCCGCAACATTAATAACTGTGTCGGTTGCATGGAATGTCTCCGCTACTTCTGGCAGTTTGCTAATGTATTGACGCTCGACGCTAAAGCCTACCCCTGTGCCGCATAGCAAGACGTACATCAGTTCGTCAAACGCTTTAGGGTGGTCTATAGGTAGGTAGCTACAGTTAAACCCTGCTACGTTGTCACGATCCAGAGCCTCTCCTGCGGTCATCAGTGCTCGCATAGAAGGCATTACGTCTAGATCGTGGATAGCCTTGAACAACTCTGACACATCAAAGTCATTCAGCGCACCCCGGTCTGACCAGAAGTTGATGTATCTGTTTACTGTTTCTTCCCAAGTCTCCCTACGCTGCTCCTCGGGTAAGTACCTAGCGTACCGTGACTTGTGTATGTACTGTTGGTATGCGTCCATCTATTCAGTTACTCCTAGCGTTTCGTTAATGATTGCTTGGCCTGCCATCTGTAGAAGCATATACACTCCATCAGGGTACTGCTCGTTGGACGCTACTTCAAACATCTCACCGTCCTCGTACATAATTACGGCCACCTTTACTCTCCTGCCCTCTTGCTCGTGTGCCAGAGCTTTACCTACAAACACAGACAGAAACTCTGATGTGGGTATCTCTAGCTTTTCTTCTTTTTTCTTTTCCCCAAACTTTCCGTCTATAACTTTCATAAGGCAACCTCTTTGATTAACCAATCCAGATAGACACGGGCCTTACGTAAGTCCTCTACACCGTTCTTGTACTCGTATCTCCAAAGGTACTTTAGACAGTTGCCCTTGAGATACCCCTTGTACTCTTGTGGGTGCATGGACGCCTTGATTGCTTCAATGGCTTCTATCGCCCCTTTGTTGTAGTGGTCCGGTTGTGTCACAGGGTTGTGTTTGTCCTGCGGATGAAAAAGTTTACCTGTTGCTGTCTTGCTTGCTTTGTCCCACTCCTGCGGTGAAGCGTCATCTATTGAATTGTAAGAAGTCCACTCATTGCTCATAAAGTTCTTCCTCTAGATCCTCTTGAAACTTGTCCAGCCTAAGCAGCAGTTTGTCTTCAAACCTGTCCAGCAGTTCTTCAGATGAAATCTGTAGGGCTTCCAGAAGATCGTCAGGGTCGTAGAACCGCAACAGACGCTCCTTAATTTCTTCTAGTGTCAGAGACATAATCAACCAACTCCTTTAGCGTGTCTATATTATACCATAAAATATCGTGTTTGTCACACCATTGAGCCATAGTATTTTTGGTACTTTTGCTCACTTTCTGGTTAGGCTTCATTAGTACAAATATGAGTTCTTCGTTCTCTGCGAGGCAGTTCTTGATCGAACGATATTTCTGTGTGTCTCCTGCGCGAAAATATCCTTTGCACTCAATGTAGTAGACTCTTCCGTTGAGTTCGTACACAAAGTCTGGGGTGTACTTTCGTTCAATCCTGTACGGGATCTGACACGGTTCGTAGCTAAAGCCAAATGGTTGTAACTGCGTTGCGACATCTCTCTCAAACTCCGACGTGAAGTTTCCGAGATTCGAATGCCGTGACGTACGGAACCGGGACTACCTCTGTTAAATATCTGGGACCACTTGAGTACAGGAATGTTCGCACTCCGGGCCAGCAAGTATGCTTGTAAGGACAATAGGAACAACCAACTGCGAGCTTTTGATTTCCACTTTTGCCATCGGGTACGACTTCGTGGCAATGCTCTGGTGCTTCCGGTTGCTCTACTAGCTTTTTTACGCGTTCGATATGCTCCTCTATGTCATAGCCGATCTTATCGTACACAGGAGCCTGCGTGTCCTCAGAATCGTACATCAGGTACGTGAGATGCCCGTTCTGTTTGTCCATAGCTAACCAGCCGAATTTGGTTTCTCCTTCGGAATGTGCATACCCTTTAATTTGAGCAACGTATCCAAACGGATCATCAAAAGCGAGACTACCATCCTTGAATTTTTTAAACCCAAAACTTGACACAGACTTAACATCAGTGACAACACCATCAATTTTACAGTCCATAGAGCCTGTGATACCCGCCACTTCACACTGCTTCTGCTCATCGGTCACCTCGTGTCCTGATACTCTGGTTAAAAAAAGTAGCATCTCTTCGATCAGATGCCCGTACATAAACTTGACATACGTGTTAGGAGTCATCTCCTCCTGCACATCAGGGTTGTTCACTGCGTTCCACAGGTAGCGGTCATCTCGCCCAATGTTTGACATTCGCAGCTTGCGTCCGTCCCGCTTCTCAGTGAACAGGTTGGACATGAGACGCTTGCAGTTCTCACCAAATCGGTCAATTTCTTCATATAAATCAACATCTTCCGCTGGTTCCTTGTCGGCCACCACCTTGTAAATGTCCTCTACCCGTGAGTATATGTTGC